GCTACAAAGAATTGTCCATCCCTTGGGTCTTCTCCACAGAATAAGGCGGGGGCTCCGTCCCACTTTACAGTAATGTCTATAGGTGCTTTAGCATTACCGCTCAACATATCCCTTAGCGATCTTAGCGCTAGGATAGCTTGGCGAGCCCCCTTAACTCCGCCGTCAAGAATCAAATCCTCAATATGTGTCATATGAGTATTCTTTCCTGCGGCCTCAGATAAGTATGTAGTTAATCGTTTCATATTTCTGTAGCTTTTCCACTTGGAAATGTTGAAGCAAATATTCCAGTTCTAGTATCTCTTATTCCAAAGTGATGCATGTTTTGTGTAAATCTAGCATATAATATACATTTATAATCGTCAGTTGGTACGTATCCATTTTCAGCTGAATGAGCTGATTTTATTGCATAATACTTACCTTTTTTTACTAACTTCATATCACCTTGATGGAATTCATCAATATTATTTAAGCCTCTTTCTTTTCCGTAATCTATACCATAAATTGATTTACGCGCTATATCTTTTCCATCTTTGTTAAGTTTAATTTGTCTATATACAGAATTTCCACTCTTCATTCCATCAGGATATAGCTCTTTTAGTTTTTCAACAAATGAAAGTACTTGTTTATTCCGCATGAATACTCCACCAGTACCTTTGTCTGTTAAGCCACCATATTGCTGAAAGTCACTTGATTTTTTACCAGCTTTATGTGATAACCATGCAGTTTGTTCTCCCTTGTCATCAATCAAATAGAAATCCGCTTTAGGTGTTCCTTTTGGTTGGTCAATACCAGTAACTACTACTTTTCTTCCACCCACTAACATATCAAGTGCGCCACCTTCGTTTTCTATCATTGCTTTATCTAATTCATTTCTAAAGAAATCGAGAGCTTTGTTTTCAGCTGCAACTTGAGAATCTTTTCCTTTACCACCAAACTCTGGTGTTTTATAAAAGTCTCCTGGATAAAAAACTTTACCACGATTAGTATCAAATTCTCGAGTAAATCTATCTCTTCCAAACTCTTCACGGTCAAGTGGTGGGCCTTTAATGATAACGTCTCCTTTTGTAGTAAGAAATTCTTTTTTGTTTTTTATTTTATCTAAAAAGATATCGAATCTTTTTGAATTGCCTCTTTTGAGGTATTTAGTAAAATCAGAATGCTGCAATGGAGTCCATTGAACTGCGTTTTCTAATAAAAAGGATTTAAATCGTTTCATAAATCTATTTATAAGATTCTATGAGTCAGTTTCGATATAAAATGGATTAGGTACTATGTTACCATTAGTTCTAATACTAATGATTTTTTCTTCGTGTAATTTTTTGATTGTTCTTTCAGCACCTGCACGAACTCCAAGTTGCCAGGATTGATATCCACATAGAGATACACAACATGCTACTAGGAAATATTCCATTACCAGATTTTTTGTAGATGCGTGGCGTAGCCTTTGTCTCTCATTCCAACTTGGAATGTAATAGCATCAGTCATTTTTTCAAATGAATATTCAGCTACTAAAGTATCGGTTTCGTCGTATGCGTAAACCTTATACATATTTACCTTGCACTGTTGAATAATGCTTCCAATATCTATTGCCATGCAATGTCAATTCTTGTGCAATATATACATCAAGTCTCTCAGCATGTCTCATTGGTAGAGATTGGTCATAAGCTCTAGGATGCCTGCCATCAGCAATTGCATGCTTGGTACGAGCTCCTCTTGGCTTAACGCGTACAATATTTCTCGTATACGGACTCCCAGGCTCTGCTGATTGTTTTGTTTTCTTGTTTATCATTTTAATGATATTACGAATTGATTGTAATTCTAGCATATCTCCAGCACATTCTACGTGCAGAGTTTTTAAGTAATCTTTTGAACCTCTTAGTGACATGGGTTACCTCCTAAAGTTTCAAGCTCAAAATTGCCTGGAATGTTGTATCCAGTTCTTTGGAATATTGATTCACAAAGCTTGTCCCAAGAACTATTAAGCGTTTCTGGATTTTTATCTTTAGCAAAAGATTGTTCTACTAAATCTAGTTGAATGTCTACAGGTATATTTGTAGCAATGTGTGTCATTGTTAACATCATACTCCTGCCTCCTCTAGCCTTTTAGCTACAAGTGAATCTATTACTCTATTTCTGTCAGTTGTAGCAACTCTTTCATCGAATGAATCACAAAGACCCGGTTTTGAACCGCCTAGTATTTCTATTAAAATAGAACCTGTAGTCATCGCCATAACCTCTTCGGTTATTTTAAGTGTTTTTGGTTGGTTTGTCATATTTATCTCCTTATCTTATTTTTAAATATAGATATATTATACCATACTTTTGAGCAAATGTAAAGGGTTATTTCACCTTTAAGTGAAAATAATTGTGAGTAAGTGTTGTTTAAGAAAAGATGGGGAGCTTTTGAAAGACTCCCCCATGATATATCATTAATAAAGGAGTGTTATACTTCTTTTGCTATAAAAGTGTATACACCGTAAGCTAGGGCTACCCAAGCTACTAAGTCAACAAGTCCACCTAGTAATAGGTATGATAATGATAAGCCGACAATAAGTCCGCCGTCCCAAGATGTTCGTTCTGACCATCTTGACATTACCCATGCTTTTGCTGTATTTAACATGTTCATATATTTCTCCGTCTATAGTTTAAAGTCAGCAAACGAGTCATTACTTTCTCGTTCACCAAACTTGTTTATCGGCTTATCTGGCACCATTTCTGTCATGATGTCTGATTGAGCCGATTCTTCTACATCATATAATTTCATGCGGGAACGATCGACTCCAACTACAAATCTCTTGTATTTGGTTGGATCGTTATATCTATTTTTCAATTGTTTTACCAGTATTTGGCCTAATTCTTCTAGTTCCTCTGTTGAAATAAGAGCAAACATTAAATCAGCCGTTGCCGGTAAACCAAACGATTCAGATGTATCTTCTAAGCCAACATCAGTATTACTGAAACCAGACCTTGTAGTCTGTGTTGCTGACATTATAGGAACATTGAATTCCACAGCTAGTCCTCGAAGTTCTTCGGCTATAGCTTTAATATAAGTATAACTATTTATACTTCCACCCATGCCACGCATGCGACTTGAGGAACAAATATTTAAATAGTCAATATATATCATATCAGGCTTAAAGTTCTTTTTGAGTTTAAGCTCATTAAGTAAAGCTCTGAAATGACCAGTGTGTGCAGAACCAGTAGGATATTCTTTTACTATAAGTTTACCTACAGATGATTTTGCAATTTTTCCAATCTTATCATCGAATACATTTTTAGGTAATGATGCGAGAGATTCAATTGGAAGGTTCATAAGATTCGCATCAATTCTTTCAGCGATTCTTTCTTCAGCCATTTCCATTGTTATGTACAATACATTCTTTCCTTGATTAAGTACTCCTGCTGCACAATGACACATGAAAAGGGACTTACCTACGCCTGTTCCTGCGAGGCAGATATTCAAGGTCTTATTCGGTAAGCCCCCCTTGGTAATCTTGTTGAAGTAATCTAAATCAAACGGTATTCTATCTTCTTTACGATTATAAAAATCAAACCTTTGTTCACTATCATCAATATAATCATGACCTATTTGTTGGTCAAACGAAACACCAAGAGCTTCAGATAGTATTTCAGGTATAACACCTTCACTTCTTTCTTTATCTTTGCCATCAATGATTCCTATTGAATCCATAATAGCATTATAAACTGCTCTTTCTTTACACCACTTTTCTGCTTCAGCAATTAAGTAATCAGTATCGATATTAGATTTATCGACAATCTCATTTACTAATCTTTGAGCATTGTTTAATACATCTTCAGGAGCTTTTATTTTCTTTAACTCAAGCTCTAAGATTTTTGATGTTGGTAATTTATTATGTTTGCTTACAAATTGGACTATAAGGTCGAACACAGTCTTGTGTGTACCTTCAAAATACTCATTCTTTAAATAAGGTACTACTCTTCTGCAAAACTCTTCGTTATGTAGAAGGTGATTTAGGATGTGAGTCGGTAATTGATTCTCCAATATGTCCTCCATGTTGTAAACTATCTGTTATTATATATTGTAGTATTGAGCCTAAGTAATTTTTAAATGTTTCATCTTTTTCTAGTTCATCTACACCGAAATCTGCTGGGTCTTGTACTGTAAAGTTAAAGCTCAATGTTGCCATATCTAAAGCAGTATCTTCTTTGACACCAACTTGTCCATATATGACTATAACATCCTTCCAAGTTCCCGTCTTAAGTTTGACACCTTGGAAAGAATTATTATCATGCTCTACTATTGAGTAGTCATTTTGATTTACGTTATACATCTTCTGATTCTATATCAAGGTCGATATCAATCATTGGTCTATGTCCAATTGAGTAATAAGTTTTAACGAATTCTTTAAAGTCAGTGTCGTTAAAGATTGGAGTCCAGAACTTTTTCTGTAAAGTATCTTTCTCTCTTACTTTAGGTTCTAGTATTTCTCCTGTCTTCATATCGACTTGAGCATACCAACCAACATTTGGTTTAACTACGTATCCACCAGCCATTGCAACATCTAGTAATCCTGAGTATGGAGCAATTCCACCTTCCCATGTTACTGAGATTGGCACTTTAGATTTTTCTTTAACGAATCTTGATTTCTCTACATTGATAACAAAGTGATAGCCTTGTATTTCTGTACCTTTTTTCTCTTGACGTCTTCCAATAATCCATATATTGTCTGATGAGTAATAGATACCTGTTCCACCGCCAACTATTTGTTTTGGAAACAATCCCATTTCTTGATAGGTATGATTCACAGCAAGTAAAGGAACATTCTTCATAGTCAGATAAGGAGTGACCATTCTAAATAATCCCTTCAATGCTTTAGCTCTCGACATGTCAGCAACTGACTTTTCGTTGAGGGCATCTTCCAACTCTTTCTTAGAGGCTAGATTACCAATTGAGTCAATGACTACAATTACTTTATCTCCTCTTTCGATATTCTCAAGTTGTCCTACCAAGTCAAACTTAAGTTGTTCGACGTTTTGGATTGGTGTATGCAATACTCTATCAGTATCAATACCAAATGATTCGAAATAAGATTGGGGTGAACCAAACTCTGAATCATAAAAAAGCATTACAGCATCTTCATGTTGCTTAAGATAAGCCGCACCCATCAATAAAGCAAATGATGTTTTAAAATGTTTTGAAGGACCTGCTAGAACTGTAAGTCCTGAAGTTAATCCTCCATCTATATCACCGGATAGCGCAACGTTTACCATTGGTACCTCAGTAACAGTTATATCTTTTTCAGCAAATAAAACTGATTTAGATAGAATAGATGTATCTTTGATTTTACTATTCTTTTTTAATTTATCCATTATAGACATATTATCTTCTCCTGGCCTTTGATGGCTTTGTGAACGCATCTAGCATTCTTTGTTGTTTACGACTTCTTGATACTGCTTCAGCTTTTTTTCTTTTTCTTTTAGCTGTAGGTTTCTCATAGAATTCTCTTTCACGTACCTCTTGTACGATACCTGCGTTATCACAGGCTTTTTTGAATCTTCTTAGACCAATATCAAAAGGCATTTCTTTTGGTGGTCTTTTGTCTTTAGGATTACGATTCTTCCTAGGTGTTAAGTCTATACTTGGCATATTTCTCCGTTGTTATTAATTTCTATAGTACTATTATACCATAAAATCAGTGAGTTGTAAACTGTTTTTTTCATATTTGTAGGTTCTTTTTTTATTGTCTTGAACTAAGAACTTTGTTTCAATCATTTCAAGTTGATTGTTTAGATATCGTTGAACCATTCTTGCAGCATGTTCTGCTGTAGTCACTGGCACATTTTGGCAAATATGGTTAAGTGATCTTTTTGGTTCAAGCAATATAAAATCTTCTGGTAGTTTCATTAATGATAAAGCTTCTCTTACTGTTAAGTATCTATCTTCATCTGGATGAGTTAAGCA